CAACCTGTACGGTGCCAACCTGCCTGATCTCACTTTCGTAATTCTGGGTGAGAAATACTTCATAAGTATAACGAACGGTGAATATGTACGAGCAGGATGCCAGAACCACACAGTTGAGGAATGGAGAAAATATAGTAAGCAGGAAATTGCTGAGATGGATGGTCGTAAAGCTCTTAAATTTTATCCACGTCTTCTGGACATTATCGACTTCTATATTGGTAAAGGTGAACGCCCGGATTGGTTAACAAGTAAAGAATATGCAGATGAAGTAACTGAGTAAGCGTATTTTTGGCAGCGAGACACAGAGGTGAATATGAAAAAGTTTAAAGGTACGCCAGGTCCTTGGAGCGGAAAGGATGTACGCATTTGCAGGCAAGATAGAGCTGGGTTGCAGCTTGGTTTTATCATGACCCATGACGAAAATCGCGTAGCTGAATGTGAGGCCAATGCACACTTGATAGCAGCAGCTCCTGATTTGCTCGAGGCTCTTCAATTGGCTGAAAAAGCGATGGCAGAAGGACGCAATGTGACTTATCCGGAGTGGTACGGGGTAATCAATAAAGCTCGCGCAGCCATCAGCAAGGCTCTTGGGGAGGAGTGATGGAAATAAATAAAGAGCAGGCATCAGAAATTATAAAACTTATCGAACAAGCATTACTTGATGGGTTTGATGATGAAATTCTGGTTTCGCTACACGAAAGTCTTACCAAATTTGTCAGCGAATAAGCACCTAATGACCATTTTAATAGTGGTCATTGTGAGCAATATCGCTCGTAACCAAACGAGGACGACGACTCGTTCTGGTTAATCGAAAAATCATCCCTTGATGTTATTTGCCGCTCTATATGGGCGGCTTTTTTTCGCATACCAATAACGCTTCACTTGAGGCGTTTTCGTTATGCAATCAAATATAAGGAGTTACCCATGATGCACTTTCAGCTCGCGGGTAGCGGCGTCATGTCCGCTTTCTACCCGCACGAATCTGAATTATCACGCCGAGTTAAACAATTAATCAGAGCAGCAAAGAAACAACTGGAGGCGTTATGCGCAATGAAATAGCCATTAATCACCAGATGCTTCGTGCTGCACAAAACAAAGCAGTAATAGCCCGATTTATTGGTGATTCCAAAATGTGGCTTGAAGCAAATAAAGCGATGAAATCAGCTATCAACCTTCCGTGGTATCGCAGGAAATGAGTTTTACAGATAACTGGTCAGACGAAGAATTCATTCGTCAGATGAAAGAATTAATCGGTAACGAAGGAGATATTCATGTCACTTGCAACCACAGTGAAGGAGAGCAAGTTACAGAGACGCATGTACACGCAGAAAGCTCTCTGGTATCGCCATAATGGCGAGTATCGCCATAATGGCGACCGCGAAGGAATGCGGGTATGTCTTAATTTGTCCCGAGTCGAAGTATTAAATCAGCGTTATTTCCTTGGGCCATGTCCATTCTGAGAACAATCATATGAGCAAAGAATTTTACGCAAGACTGGCAGCCATTCAGGAGAATCTGAACGCGCCAAAAAATCAGTACAACTCATTCGGTAAATATAAATACAGAAGCTGCGAAGATATTCTTGAAGGCGTTAAGCCGTTACTGAATGGTCTGTTTTTATCAATCAGCGATGAAGTTGTGTTGATTGGTGATCGGTATTACGTGAAAGCCACGGCAACTATTACCGATGGCGAAAACAGTCATACGGCAACCGCTCTTGCACGAGAGGAAGAAAGCAAGAAAGGAATGGATTCTGCACAAGTTACGGGAGCTACAAGCTCTTATGCACGCAAGTATTGCCTCAATGGTTTGTTCGGCATTGATGATGCGAAAGATGCAGATACAGACGAGCATAAACATCAGCAGAACGCAGCAGCAAAGCAATCAAAACCATCACCTACACCTGAACAGGTTCTAAAAGCATTCACTGACGCAGCAATGCAGAAAAACACCGTAGAAGAGCTTAAACAGGCGTTCGCCAAAGCGTGGAAGATGCTCGAAGGCACACCGGAGCAGCACAAAGCGCAGGACGTTTACAACATCAGACGAGACGAATTAGAAGGAGCGGCTGCTTAATGGCACATTCGATTACTGTAAGACTAAACAAGCCTGCAAGAGAGTTTCAGGCCGGGGAAAATATCGGATTCAACATCCGTGCTGGCGTTCAGTATTACGATCGCCAGACAAAAAAGAAAGAATGGACAAACTACAGCGCCGTTGTATTTGCCAATCCAGGAGCGCAAGCGGATTACTACCGTAGTGTTCTTGTTGAAGGTGGCATTGTGGAAATTACCGGAGAAAACATCAGGGTTGATGTTTATCAGGGGCAAAATGGTCAATCAATCACTCTTGAATTACTGAATGCAAAGATTGGATTTGCAGCTTCAGGAAATGGCCCGCAGCAGCAAAGTAGTAACCAGCAGAACACTCCTGTATACGACGATTCCATCCCATTCTGATTTAGAAAAATAAGGATTTAATTATGCCAGCGCCTCTGTATGGTGCGGATGACCCACGCCGCTGTTCCGGCAATTCCGTATCGGAGGTGCTGGATAAATTCAGGAAAAACTACAACCGGATAATGTCGCTACCGCAGGAAACGAAAGAGGAAAAGGAATTTCGCCACTGTATATGGCTGGCAGAGAAAGAAGAACGCGAGCGAATTTACCAGACATCCATCCGGCCATTCCGCAAAGCCACTTACACCCAATTCATTGAAATAGACCCGCGCCTTAAAAATTACCGTTCGCGTTACGGCGCTATCAGCAATAACTGAGGAATTCATCATGAGAGGTTTGTCCTACGACCCCGGAATCCTTCCATCGGAAATGATTATTCGACACCGCTTCAAGCCCATTAACGATATTCCACGCGAAGAAATGCTGGCGAGAAAAAGTTTTCCATCAGTGAATGAAAACAAATATCTGAATGCAATGTTGCGGAGTGGGAAGAAATGAAAGAAGTGAAAATATACACGATTGTAAGTGACCAGTTATCACCACCAATAACAGGAGAATCATTCTGTACTGATATGGTGCGTCATAGTGATTATGCGGAACTTGAGGCTAAATACGCGGTGTTAACGGTGGATAACGATAAAGCAATGGAGTCACTTAAGCAGGCTGATTCGGCTGTTAAGTTGGCACACGAGAAGTTTTCGGCGCTGGCGGCGGAGAACGCCGGACTGAAACACGCAATGGCCGTAACTCTTGAGCATGTGTAGGTCACGGACGCAGGACAGGCCGGAGTAGCTGCGATGATTATCAATGATGCCCTGCACCACGGCGAAACCCCAGCCACCGACGCGTTTCTGGATGAGGTGCGGGCGCAGGCTCACAAGGAAGGCGCTTACTTTGTTGCTAACCGAATGCTGGCCGCATGGGATGCAGGATTTATCGACGACACAGCAAAGAACGCTGCGGACATCGCACGAATGATACTGACCTCCACAGAATTTATGGCTGATGCGCCGAAAGGCGATTTTGATCGCTCATTCGCCGATGGCGTTCTCGAAGGTATCGCCGCCCAGCTTCGCAAAGGAGTGCAGTCATGATTACGGGAACCTCAAATTACGACGAAGTGCCGACGATACCCTGCAAAATCTGCGGCGGTTATTTCAAAGCCGATGATCCAGAAAATCACAAATGCGAGGGGCCAGCCCAATGAGCAACATCGACAAACGTGCGCTGCGTGAGCGCTATTCACCAAAACCTGCACCTGAATGCCACATTTGCGGCAAAGAAATGACAATACAGCGCATGTCTGCCAGTCGAATTACCTATGGCTGCACGGGCGCGACCTACGACGATAAAGGTTGCCACTACGCAGAAGGTCGCAGTATCGCAGATGACCATTATGAACAGTCTCGCGTCACTGTCGTCGATGTGAGCGACCCGGATGTACTGGCGCTGCTGGATGAACTGGAGCATTACAAATCACGCGAAGAGCGAGTTACAAAGCTGGTTCTGGACAACTCGGCAAGCTGGGATGCTCTCTACAAGAAGGTGGAAGCCGCAGAGAAGCACATAGCAGAACTGGAGGCGCGGAAGGTCAACCTGTCAAAACTCAGCGTTGGAGAAGTCATGCACATGAGCGGATTCAGCCGGGATTATGCCGAGGGTTGGCGTGCTGGTAATGACAATGCGATACACGAAATACGCGCCGCTGGCATCAAGGTTAAGGGGGAGTGATGTCACTGACGAAAAAACAACGCGCAGAGCTACGCATGAAGTTTGGCGGCCGCTGCGCTTACTGTGGATGCGAACTACCAGAGAAAGGCTGGCATGCTGACCACGTTGAGGCTGCATTGCGGAAGTGGGAGTTTGGCGAACGCCAGACCAATGGAACCCGGCGCACGGTTGCAACTGGGGAATTCTGGCGACCCGAGAATGATGCTATCGAAAACCTGTTCCCTGCTTGTGCGCCGTGCAACCTGTTTAAAGCCACATTCAGCGTGGACTTGTTCCGGGAAGAAATTACGCGGCAGGCAGAACGTGCTCGCGCATATAGCGTCAACTTCCGCACCGCTGAGCGCTTTGGCCTGGTTGAAGTAATCGAAAAGCCAGTTGTGTTCTGGTTCGAACAGTATCAGAAAGGGGCGACATCATGACAAAAATACTCCGGAAGAATTATCCACGTCAAAGTCGGTTTAAAGAGGCTCTATTTTTCCTTCTCTTTCTTATTTTAATGGTTCCAGTATCACCGATATTCTTCATCTGGTTAGCAGGCGTACAGGCAGAAAAAATAGCTGAGTGGTATAGCTCCATCGTATGGGGGCCATTTAATAAACTGCACAACAAATTAAATCCGTACAGGGAGGACTAACCCATGACCACTATTACCAAAGAATGGCTACAGCAAACCATCGCTGAATTTGAGAACACTCGCGATGATATTCCGTTTGGCCTTAGCGATGACGACGCCAAAATTCTTATTGTGCTGAAGCAGACACTGGCAGCGCTTACCGCTGAACCTGTGCGATATCTAAATAAATTTTCAGGTACATGCGTGACGTTAGAGCAGCAGTCAAACGCTGCTGATGATGTTGCCGTGTATATGCCGTTATATGCTTCCCCGCCAGCTTCAGAACGCGAACAGGTTCGCCGCGAGCACGCCGAATGGTCTGATAAGACGTTCGGCGATGTTGGGCCAGTAGGGCCGCTGAAACATCTCTCAAAAGAAGCATTGGAAACTGCCGCAGAACCTGACGACCTGAGCGAGTGGGCCGATATGCAATTCCTGTTATGGGATGCGCAAAGACGTGCTGGTATCAGTGACGAGCAGATTACCCTGGCGATGGTAGAAAAGCTGGCGGTGAACAAGAAGCGCGAATGGCCTGAACCGAAAGACGGCGAGCCACGACCGCATATCAAAGAGCAGCCAGCGCCGGTAGTGCCGGATGAGTGGACTATTCAGGATGCTGTGAAGTTTTGCAGGGAAACTGGAAGACAAGATGCTGGCTCAGCTATGGAGGCATGGAACGCCTGCCGCAATGCCATGCTCAACGGAGGTAAATCGTGAAAGAGAATCAAATCCGGGAGCTTGTAAACGAGCTGCATGATATTGCTATTGAGTATCACGGCACACAACAGTTACGTGAACGAATTGCACGTACAGTTCGCGCCGCCCTGCATCATGACTTAGAAAAACTAAACCAACCTGTAAGCCAAACTTACGAGTTGCCACAAACGCAGTTTGAACAGGTTGCTGACCTGTACGCCCTGTGCTGGCAATCGGGGGAAGTAGTGACTTATACGCCTGACCCAGAAAAGGCGACCATCTGGCTAAATAACTACTCGGGAACTTGCGTTCAGGAATACGTGAAGCTTGAACGACTGCAAGAAGCGCTTTCTGGCAACTCTCCGGTAAGTCCGGGTGGTTGGATAAGCTGTAGTGAGCGAATGCCTGTAATTGGCGAGCTAAATTGGAGAACTAGTTTTCCTTTACTGGTTACGTGTGAGATCGGCGTTATACCTGCTTATTACGGCTTTGTGAGAGTTAATGGGAATAAGCATTATGGTTTTATGGAGAGTCTTAAATATGGAGATGATAGCGGCAACCATCCTCAAACTAATGAATATGACCTGATTAGCAATGTCACACACTGGATGCCGCTACCGGAACCGCCGCAAGAGGTGAAGTAATGCAACCATTTGGGAAATTCTATTCGGTTGATGGTTGTACCTGTTCGTTGTGTCGCTCACGAGGCTACAGAAAAGGAAACGGATATGATGCTGAATTGAGAACCTGTAAACATCGAGCTCGTCAGCAGAGTAAGCGACTGATTGATAAGGAGTTAAGACAGTTCGAAAGCATTCGCGATTATTGATCAAGCTGAACTATAGCAGAAGCCGTAAACAATTTGTTTTCAGAGTTAAGTTATTATCTAACCCTTCAAAATTGACCAACATTTGCTTTAATTTATACTGTATGAAAATACAGTATTCATGGTGGCTAAAATGGGTGGCAAAGTACCTAACTACCAAATCGTTTATAGAGACGAGACACTGAATTATTTCAAGCCTGGAGGATATGTTTTCTTTCAAAGGCTTAAAGAATATGGCGGTGGTTATTGGTTAGGCAAAATTTACGAGGATGGGTTCGAGTTTGTGCTTGAAAGGCCAACCTCATTAAGTGAGGGAATTAAGCATTTACTTGTTTTAAAATACGTTGAAGATGGGTATTTGGAATTTGTAGATGATATCGACGACTTCAAGCTCCAATGATGCGATAGCTTTTAACATACCTCATGTGAAGATTATACGTTCGCATGTCATTCAGCACGTAGCTATCTTATGCTGAAAGATAAAACAAGCGCTCTTCGGGGTGCTTGTTTGCTTATGGGGAGAGTCCACAGATGCTGAAGCGCAGCAGCTCGGCTCTCAGCACCGCAAAAATAACAATCCTCGCACTCGCGGGGATTTTTTTATCTGAACTCGCTACGGCGGGTTTTGTTTTATGGAGTGAATGATGTCTGATTTAGCAATGAAGGTATTGAAGTGGCAAACGAAAGGCCACGTTGGCATAAGTAGCGCAACTATGGCTTCTATTGCTCTTGGGCTGGAAAAGAGCTTCTACCACGGACGGTTTGACGCACCAAGCGATCCTGCCGATTTGCGAAGATGCATGATGCTCGTAGATGAAATACCTGAAATTAAAGATAGCTTTCCGCTCATAGCGAAAAAGGTAAAGCGGTTTTCTCCGATTTTACGTGAGTGGGATTCACTTATTGCTCTGCTTAAGCTTGAGCTTAAGAGGCCAGATAAGCGAGCACCAAAAACATATAAATGGATAAAAGAGCTTCTTTCTGACCAGGAGTAACCATGGAATCACACAGTCTCACACTCGATGAGGCCTGTGCATTTCTCAAGATATCCAGACCTACCGCCACCAACTGGATTCGCACAGGCCGACTACAGGCAACACGTAAAGACCCCACCAAACCGAAATCCCCTTACCTCACCACACGACAAGCCTGCATTGCGGCGCTTCAGTCTCCGCTGCATACTGTCCAGGTGAGCGCGGGTGATGACATAAAAGAGGAAAGAAAATGTCCATCTTCCGCAGAGGTGAAATATGGTACGCGTCCTACTCGACACCGGGCGGGAAGCGGATTAAGGAAAGCCTTGGGACTTCCGACAAGCGGCTCGCTACTGAGCTACATGACAAGCGCAAGGCTGAATTGTGGCGAGTAGACAGGCTTGGCGATTTTCCTGACGTAACGTTTGATGATGCCTGCATGCGCTGGCTGGAGGAAAAGGCAGAGAAGAAATCACTGAAAGATGACCGCAGCCGTATGGCTTTCTGGCTGGCGCATTTTGAGGGAGTACGGTTAAAGGATGTAACCGAGCAAAAGATTTACTTAGCAGTAAACAAGATGAGCAACCGCAAGCAGCTTGAGATATGGAAAATAAAAGCTGCCGCGGCGCAAAAGAATGGAGAGACAGTGCCAGTTTATTCAGCTAAACCGGTCACTACATCGACAAAGGCAAAGCACCTCGCACTGATGAAGGCCATTCTCCGGGCGGCAGAACGTGACTGGAAATGGCTGGAGAAAGCGCCTGTAATCAAGGTTCCTTCTGTCAGAAACAAGCGCGTCAGATGGCTTGAGCGTGATGAGGCAAAAAGACTTATTGAAGAATGTCCGGAACCGTTGAAATCTGTTGTTAAATTTGCGCTGGCAACGGGACTTAGGCGGTCTAACATCATCAATATGGAGTGGCAACAGATCGACATGCAGCGTCGTGTTGCCTGGGTGAACCCTGAAGACAGCAAGTCAAACCGCGCTATTGGCGTAGCGCTAAATGACACTGCCTGTAAGGTATTGCGTGACCAGATTGGTAAGCATCATAAATGGGTGTTCGTGCATACGAAAGAAGGCATCCGGCCTGATGGTTCAAAGACGCCAACCGTGAGAAAGATGCGCGTCGATGACCAGCGAGCATGGAATGCAGCTTGCCGCCGGGCCGGAATTGAGGATTTTCGCTTCCACGACCTGAGGCACACATGGGCCAGCTGGCTGATTCAGTCCGGAGTTCCTCTTTCTGTTTTGCAGGAAATGGGAGGATGGGAGAGCATCGAGATGGTGCGCCGATATGCTCACCTTGCGCCGAACCATTTAACGGAACACGCGAAGCAAATTGACTCGATTTTCAGTGATGATGTCCCAAATATGTCCCATATGGAAAATAAGGAGGGAATTAAAGAGGCGTAACCAGTTGATATATAATGGCGCGCCCTGCAGG